CACTTCTAAGTTGCGTTGCTGATTCATCCCCTTTTGCGGGGTCAAATCCGATCAAGGCCGGTGCGCCAGCATGCCAATCCATATCGCCGCGAAGCACACCAATCACCTCGCCAGCCATTTCGCGACTTTTGGCGCTAACCGAGCGGCGAACACTGAAGGAATGGAGATTGAAAGCGGAATAGATCTCGCTCGTTTCTGGTGTATCGCTGTTGGAGATCACCGAGCGCGTGCCGTGCTGGCGATTAACATCAAGCAGGGTTGAAACAAGCGCGCGGTGGTCATCTAACGTGAACGGCTTGCCATAGGCGGTGAAATTGGCTGTTTTACTGGTCGGGATGTACGGCGGATCGCAGTAAATTACCGAATCCTCGCTGTTCTTCGCGATGTATGGAATGGAGGTGCGAAAGTCATTACAAAGAAAGATTGCGTGAGTGTCCCGCGCCTTTTCGGCGAACATTCGCATTTCAGCTTCTGGGAAATAGGGGGCCTTGAAGCTGCCAAACGGGACATTGAAGCCGCCCTCTTTATTCGTACGATAGAGGCCGTTATAGCAATGACGATTCAGGTACAAGAAAGACGCCGCCCACAACGTCGCGTAACAATCCCTTTCCGAGTCATCCCATGAAAGAGTATTGAACTGGTCACGTTCGCCGTAATACCAGCTTTTACTGTTGCCGTGCTTGAACATGTCCCGGGCAACAGCGATCAGGCGCTCTGTGTCATCCCTCAACTGAAGAAAGAAGTTAATCAGCGCGCGATTGCTATCGCAGAGAACATAACGGCGGTAATCCGTATTCATAAATACGGTACCGCTGCCAACGAATGGCTCGATCAGGCAATCAGCTTTCGGCAGGTGCTCCAGCAGCTGCGGCAAAACGCGGGCTTTACCACCCGCCCATTTCAGAGGTGACTTAATCATTTTTCACCTCTGCTTCTTTGTATTTTTGGATCAAAGAACCAGTAGCATCCTTGATAATGGTATTGACGGTATCTCCGGCCTCTTTACCGACCACCACCCCGGCGATCATCGCCATTGATAACCCGACGGCCTGCACTTCGTTCAGAGCCGCCAGTGCTCCTTTGATGTATTCCGGTGAATGGCTCATTTGCGATATTCCTGGTTGTAGGTTTCGTGGGTCATGAGTCGCCACTGCTGGCCGCCGTTCTTACTGAGCAAGCGCCAGCGGCGGCCAATGCGGATCACGAGATAAGCATGCGGTTTAACGCGGGAAAAATTGCGCTGACCGCGGGCGAAGCATTTCAGGGCGGCTAGCGCCCTGGTGCAGACAGGCAGCGGTGCGCTGCATATAACGGAGAGACGCGGATGCATGGCGGCCCTCACAGTGATTCAAAGTGTGGGGAGGTCAGGCGCTGCCAGATCTCGCACGCCTGCTCGGCGCGATAAACGGCATCGGTCAACAAGCCGCCAGTGAAAGAGCGGCGCGGGTGCGGGGCGTACCCGGTAACGCCTGCGATATGAATGAGCGTTGAAAGGTTTCTGACTTCAAATGCCGGTAAGAATGGACTCAAATCATACCGGGAAACAGCATGCGCCAGCGCCGCAACACTAAGAGAATCACCCGCAGACCAGCAATAGAGCTTCTCGTGCTTTGAAGCTGTTGAGGCTATAAAACGACAGGCTCCTGCAACAGCATCGATCGCGCTGCACGTTGCGTTGATGACCTCTGCCCGTTGCGCAGAGTCCGCCCTCATGAGCTGCAAAACCGCCTCAGGATAAATACCGCCGACCGTTGTGATATCAACAGCGCGATAGTATCCGGGGCCGATCTTCCCGGTGGACGGCTCAAAGAAAGCACACTCGATGGCAAAAATTGGGGAGTCAGGGGATTTTCCCAGCACGCGAACATCTAACATGACGTTATTCATTGCTTGTTACCCTCGTTATTGGTTAATTCGCGGTTGACGATCCACCGCTCGACTGATGAATAAATCTCTTCCGGGGTGAGGCTTTCCTTTTTCAGTAAGCCCATGTAGATGCGAAGCAGCCCCAACAATTGGGCGCGCTCACTTATGCGCGCATCGGTGTTTATTTGCATAAACTCCGGATCACTTATTCCGCTTTCCAACTTTATTGACTTGATCGACATGGCGACCTCCTGAAAAAGGCAAAACGAAGCCCCGGCAAAATGAATGCCGTTATTTTTAACGCTGGTTAATTAATGATTGGGGCGTGGTTTTCTTTTAACCTGTTTGAATAACCTTTCGTGCCAGTAATACAAAAAGTCGATAAACGTCATTCGCGCACGCTCATGATTACCGCGAATTGTTTTCTCCAGACCGTAAATAATTAAGTCAATCGACGGGCTGTCAGCGGTGACGTTAACGCGAGCGCCGTTCTTCAGGTGAACGGTGAAGCCCTGCTCTGCGCTTTCCACCGCTTCGCGTATCAGCATTTCACGCTCCCACGATGTTTTCTCTTCGGTAAACATAATGGCCCCTTTGACTACAGGATTTTTTTAAGCGCGTTAATCAACGCGGCGACAATCCCTTTATTTATTTTCTGCGTATAAATAAAAGGCCTGTTCATTTCTTTAATAAAACGAACCTTGTTAGGTTCCGGCTTAAAGAAACGCCCGTCAGGAGTTTCAATCCAACCGCGTGTATTCCTGAAATGTGTGACCTGGCATCCATGCTTCAGCAGGCTGGCAATTGAAGGGATGTTTTCAGTGCTCATCGCTACACCTTGTAATTAATGAGTAATAAAGCGGTTTTTATTAATAATTCGGTCTATCGTTTTGCATGCTTCAGCTAATGCAAAGTCAATCCCGAAGTAATGGCCACTATGCGTGATCTGATAGCGCTGGCGGCTGTATGGTTTTTTGCGTGGGAGCTTCAGAATAGTAAAACCACGGTAAAGGCTGGTTTTACTATTCAGTTGCGACACTGCCCCGCTAATTCCACTTTTCATGTATCCACTCCCTGAAGCAGTTCGCATCAAAGCCCCATCCACAGCAACCAGGCATCACGCTGTTCTACCGGGCGGTTGTAATACGCCTCACGCACTGCCCGGTTGAACTCAGGGATATACACCCAGCGCTCACCCGCGCGGGCGTTCGGTTTGGTTGGGTCGCGCAGCTCAATCACCGGCAGCTTTCTTGCCTTGATCATTTCTTCCACGGCGGACTTTGGCTTGCCGATCAGCTCGGCGAACTTCTCCACATGGACAGCATCAAGCGGATATTTGATCGCGTAATCGCTCGCTTCCATCGTTCACGCTCCTGTTAGCTCGTGTTAATCTCGTAAGATCCAGCCCTTTCTAAACCGTTCGAAAACGTTCTAGCGGCTGGTTTTCATGCCTGAAAAGGTCACTAATCACAAACCTTTTGCGAGAATATAGTCACTAACATGCAACCAAGTCAAATGAAAATGGGCCAGAAGCTTAGAGCAATCAGAAAAGCTGAGGGTATAACCCAAGCAAAATTCTGCGAAATCACTGGCATAGCACTAGGCACCGTAAAAAATTATGAAGGGGGGCACTCAGATCCTGGGATTCAAATCGTTTTGCAGGTAACTAACGCACCGCAACTACAGAAATACACGCTATGGCTGATGACTGACAAAACCGCCCCGCAGGCTGGTCAGATCGCACCGGCCCTCGCGCACATTGGGCTAGAATCAACGGAATCAGACCAATCCGGGAAACAGACTGGCTAACACTTTATAAGCATTACATTTTCACTATTTGTTACCAAGATAGTGATAACTGCGCCGGAGGGCTTTCTTATGTCGATTAAGAAGCTCGATGATGGTCGCTATATGGTGGACATTAGACCGCGCGGGGCAGCAGGACGCCGCATCCGCAGGACGTTTGACAGAAAGGCAGAAGCTACCGCGTTTGAGCAATACACGATAGCGAACGCCAGCCAAAAAGAATGGGCTGGTAAGCGCGCCGACCGGCGGCCTTTAAGTGAGTTGCTCGATGCCTGGTGGCGGTACCACGGGCAAAACCATGAAAACGGCAAAAAGGAATTCAATCACCTTTTGAAGACAATAAGCGGCCTCGGCGATCCCGCCGTTAGTCGGTTAAGCAAAAGGGATTTGATGGATTACCGTTCAAGCCGTTTGAATGCCGGGATCAAGGCATCAACGATTAATCGTGAGATGTACCGATTATCCGGCATGTTTACGAAGTTAATACAGATAGAGGAATTTAGCGGGCAGCACCCCGTTAACGGGCTTCCACCACTGGCGGAAGAAAACCCGGAAATGACATTTCTAGAGCGGGAAGAGATCAGCAGTTTGTTGAACGTTCTGGAGGGGGATTATCTGTTAGTTGCCCTGTTATGCCTGAGCACTGGCGGGAGATGGTCAGAGGTCGCCACGTTGAAGCGGTCGAATATCGTCAACTGCCGCGTTACTTTCCTGAAGACAAAAAATGGGAAAAAACGGACGGTGCCAATCTCTGAAGAACTGGAAAAAAAGGTGAAAAAAGAGGCCAGCGGAAAGCTGTTCAAAGTGGATTATGAGAGGTTCTGCAAGATACTGCGGGAGGTGAAGCCGGATATCCCGGAAAACCAGGCAACGCATATTCTACGCCACACCTTTGCAAGCCACTTCATGATGAACGGCGGGAATATCATCGCACTGCAACAGATCCTGGGGCATGCGAATATTCAGCAAACGATGGTCTATGCGCACCTGTCGCCTGACTACCTGCAAAACGCGGTGACGTTGAACCCGTTACAGGG